GATTCCATAGGGGATTTCGGTAAGACAATGTCATATGCGATACCTATGCTGGCTGCAATGAAAGGTCAAGGTACCGGAGAGAACCCTTATGTTGTTGGTGATGGTTGGTTTGATGGTCAGAAAGAACTTGACTTCTCGCCAGGCATAAACTCTTTTTCTACCAAAGATATAGAGATGATGAATAACATCGCATCGGCAGGATCTCAGATATCATCTAACTCTTCGGGACAACAACAGAAATCAACTTCCGCAGGGAACGTTAGTAAACTGGTTACAGAAAAAGATTCGGTCGCTTCAGCTGCTCCGGTCGTTATCATGGACAACAGCACAAACACCTCATCTTCCGGTGGCGGTGGTGGGATGACTGTCTTAGGTGGGCCTATATCACCTTTCGATCTAATGGATCCTTACTTCTCTACACGACCAGCATAAAAAAAGGGACTCTTTCGAGTCCCCTTCTTAATTACATAGTCTACTACTACCTAGTCTTCAGCAGCCATCTGCGCGAAGTATGAAAGTGTGTCATCTTCTTCTGCGACAGCAGCAACAGGGGCAGGAGCAGCTGCGACAACAGTCGGTTCGATTGCTGATCGAATCGGAGCAGCTTCAGCAGTCTGTGCTAGTGCTTCGTTCTTAATAGTAGAACCGGCACCAGTCGCAAGACCTAGTACTGTCTCCAACTTGTTCTTTAGATCGTCATAAGACTTGAACCAGTTTGAGTCGAACGCACTTGGGTAATTAGGAATGATGAACTCATTCAAGTCATACAGTGAGTTGTAAACTGATTCCAACTGAGTCTCATCTGATCCTAGGAATGCAGAAGGCGACTTGAAGTCCGACTTATCATAGTTTCTGTAACCAGCAACATTACGGATCTTCAGTTCAAAGTC